CCACTCATACCTATTAAAGATGCAAGGAAACTTGCTTTATCAGTAATTGCAGAAATAGCCCAATCAGTTGAATATAACTTAAAATTTAAAGGTAGACATACATTGATAATTCCACAACAGTCTAATACTTTTTCTATGATTGGTGTAAAGTTAATAGTCTCAACAGTTTTTGCAGGTCTAATAACATCTGTAGTTATCCACCATTGTTCAGATAATCTAGAAGGACATAATGTAGTTCCTGTAAAACAGTTATAAACATCTAAAACTAATTTGTTTAGAGATTGCCAATTAGCTCCTGGTTTTTTTCTACCATAAATTAAAGCAGATTTTCTTATAAAGTAATCTGATTTGCTAGCAAGTAACCCATTACAACAAGTTATTCCAAAACAAGAGAATATGTCTCCCACTAAGTCTGACATATTAATAAAGGCACCTTGATTAACAAGTTTATGTTGCCCTTTGTAAATTGTCTCTGAAATAATATTTATTCTTTTCATGTTTTTATTTTTTTATTGAATTTTTTATTTTAATTATTTAATATTAAGGAATTATTGTACAATTTTTTGTAAGTAAAATAGTTTCTAAATTAGTTCCTGTAATTGAATTAGAGTTTCCTGGAAAAAATGTAGTACAAGTAGGAGAAAAAGCAGTTTGAGCATTTGCCCAAGGTTCACTAGATGTATATCCTGCAGTTGTCATTTGGTTACTACTTAAACCTAAATTAATTAAACCTGTTGGCAATATAATTGAAGGATTAAATATTACTATATTATTATTATCTAATCTTAACTCTAACAAATTAGTCGGCAAGGCAATTGTTGGATTAAATGTTATAATTTGATTATTAATTAAATTTAAAAATGTTAAACTATTTGGTAAAGCAATTGAAGGATTAAATGTTACTATATTATTATTATCTAAATTTAAAAATGTTAAACTATTTGGTAAGGCAATTGTAGGGTTAAATGTTGTTATATTATTATTATCCAAATTTAAAAATGTTAAACTATTTGGTAATGCAATTGTTGGATTAAAAGTTGTTATATTATTATTAGTTAATAATATTACTAGTAATCCTGAAGGCAATGCAACTAGAGGGTTAAAAGTTACAATTTGATTATTATCTAATCTCAATTCAGTTAAACTACTTGGCAAAGCAATACTAGGGCTAAATGTTACAATTTGATTGTTATTTAATCTTATTTGAGTTACAGTAGATGGTAAAGGAATTAATGGGTTAAATGTTACAATTTGATTATTATCTAATCTTATTTGGGTTAAACTACTATTAAACCCTCCAATCTTTTCTACTAAAGTAACATTTTTATTAGTTAAATTAAGAACTGTTACTCCATTTACTATTATATCAGCTTTTAATCTATTACCCGTTAAATCAAAAGAACTTATTACTACAGACGTAGCCCCTAAATCATTAGTTAACCAATCTTCAAAAGTAGCTTGGTCACTTACAGGTACTGTTCCTACTAAACGCCAATCTGCTGTTATATCAAAATTATAAAGAGGTCCTGGTGGCACTACAGGTCCACAACAATCTAATAGTTCACAACAAGTGAGAACTTTAATTATTATATTTGTAAAGTTGATAGTTTCAATAGTTTGTTTTGGCCTGATTACATCAGTAGTAATCCACCACTGTTCTTGAGTACTAGAACACAAAGTTGTATTTGCACAACAATTATAAACATCTAAAATTAACTCATTTAAAGACCTCCAATTGGGTCCAGGTTTTTTCCTTCCTCTTAGTAAATAAGTTTTTCTAATAAAAAAATCTGCCTTGTTTTCACAACAAGGAATACTAAAACAAGTAAAAATGTCATTGACAATGTTTGTTAAATTTACAAAGGAACCTTGATTAACTTGTTTTATTTGACCTTTATAAATTGCCTCTGAAATAATATTTATTTTTTTCAAGTATTTATATTTTATATAGTTATTTAAAATAACATGTAAATTTAAAAAATAATTTTAAATTTATTGTTTTTAATTTTTATTTTTTTTTATTTATAAAAAAATAGGTGGCAAAGAAATCTCTACCACCTACCCACACAAAACAACAGATATATTAATTTAAATTAATATATTTTATTAGTATAATTTATCCAATACAATCAAGACTAATTGTTTTTCCGCAAGGTCCTGTAGTAACAAATGCATTTAGTACTCCTTCTACAGATGTTTGAGTTGTAGTATCTCCCTCAGGAACTAAAATTGTAGTTATAAACTTAGGTGCCCATTTTTGACTGTTAGCATCTTCATTAGTAGATGTTGAATGGTGTCCTAGTGAATACTGGCAATATGATTCTTCACAATCTACTAGCAAATTTTTAGTTCTTGAAACTTCTAGTTGAGCATAGTAAGGAGCTCCTGTAGTTTCAACTTCATTGTTCAAACCATCAAAACCTGTACCACCTGGCATTTCCATATACTCTTCCCACTGCAAATCTGCACCTACTCCTTTAGGCATTGCTAAAGCTGTTAAATCTTGAGCTACAAGTGTACTATTTGGTGCCCAACCTGAATTTAGAATAGTTTGGATAGAACCAATAGTGTATCTCTGCATAATGCTTTCAGCTTTAGGAAAACAACCACACTCTTGAGTATTAACTTTGAAAGTTATTTCAAAACCTGCAGCGTAAGTAATTCCATTAACTGTAAGACCTGCACCTGTAATAGTAGAAACTGAATCTACATATGTTTTTAATAATTCATTTTCTTCAATTTCTGTAATAAATTTATCTCTCAAATCATCTACATCTGGAGTATAATCACAATCACCATCACATGAAGGACAAACTTCTGATTGTACAGAAATTAGTTCTACATGGAATCTATTTTCTGGATAGAAAAAGTTCAATGTTGGATCACGTAATTGAACACCAATTGCATAATTAGTAGAGCAATCAATACAAGAGAAATAAAATGAAGCAGTATTTGAGCTACCTTCTTGTGGAGCATCTACATTAGCATAATCAATAAGACATGAAGAAATATTTTCTCCATTACTTAGTCTTACTTTTTTAGACTTTGTAGCTTGACCAGTAACAGTACCTACACCTATTGCAATAAAAATTTCTTTTACTCCTACAATAGTAGAAGCATTTACTGCAGTATTAGTTGCAGTGTTAAAAAATCCAATTTGACCTGGAGCCAAATTGTACCATTTGTTTACTGCATCGTACAAAGCTGTACCAGTTGTAACAATAGCAGTATTTCCTTTGGTTGGAAGGAAAATAGTTTTTTGAATTCTAGTTGACATAATTTATTTATTTAAAGTTTTTTAATATTATATTTTTGATATGTTTAAAATTTTATTTAATTGAGATTCAAAATCTATAGTGTTTCCGACATCTCTCATTGCAATTAATACTGCAATATCTATTATTTTGTTTGCTTGGAATGTAGAGTCAATTTCTATATCTCTTTGAACTGCTGGAGTTCCATTAGGTAAGTTATAAGTTCCACCTCCATTTAAGAAATCTTGTGGGTTACCTGGCCTTAAAGGCTTTCTGATATAAGTTAGAAATACTTTTTCTATATCAAAATCTTCGTAATAAAGATATAATTTGTTTCCTGAAAGATCTAAATTTACTCGTTCAAAAGTAAATGAAGAATTAAACATAGGATCATTTACATATATATCATCTTTCTGAATAATGTAATTTTTTATTTTCTTTTTATTCTCACATTTTTCATTTTTACACAAAGAATATGATTCTAAATATCTATAATAATCATCAGGCAAATTTGCAGTATAATACTCATCAGTTACTTTAATGACAGGTATTTCTAGGTCTTTAATTTCTAACTGCCTAATGTCATCTCTGCGCTTTTGATTTAACTCTAATTGCTCACAAATATTTTCAACATAAATTATATAGGCCTCAAATATGTACTCATCAATCTGAGGTATAAGAAAATTTGCATTTCTTAATCCATCTACTTTATTAGCGTGTTGTTTAAATTTATAGTGGGCTTCTTTTATAGAATACATTACTTCATCTTAGCTTTTAAAGCCTCCTCTAAAGTCAACAATAATGCAGAATTTTCTGGTTTAGATAAGAAGTCTACAATATGTATTGTGTCAGTAGCAAGAGTCTCTCCATTAAATAATACTTTTGTACTTTCTTTTCTTAATATTGCATATTGAAACAACTGCTCTGTTAAAACTGTTAATTCTAATTTTGCTTTATTTTTAGGGTCTGATAATTCTAAGAATAAATCTTGTATAGCTGTTAGTGTTTCTCTAGAAGAATTTTCTGTAATTTTAGAGTAAAGTAAATCTTCTACAATAACTTCTTTTTCTTCACCTGTTAATTTTATTCCTAACGCTGTAGACATATTTTTCTTTTGAGTCTTAGTAAGTCCTTCAAATCTAGCATGTAGTTTACTAACTCTTTCTCTCTTGGTTTCTCTAACTATGGCATCTGCCTCTTCATCTGCAATAATCCATTCTGCTGTTGGGTGTTTTGACAAATTATTTTCTCCAACAATTGTCATAGGGTCTGCAGTCATAATAGCATAAACTAATTCATCTAAAGGATTCTTTAAGTCTAATATACTTATATCTCTTCCTAGTTTTGCTTTGCAATTTTTATTAGTAAAAAATGGATCTAATCTATTTGATGAATCTGCTTCTGAGATTTTTAATCCAGTTATTTCATCATTAAATCCTAATTTTTTTACTAAAGTATTTATTTCTTCTTTAGTATATCTAGCATTAATAGGTCCTAAATTATATTGATAAGTTGCTTTATCAAATCTAGGTCTAATAGTATTACTATTAGCTAAGAAGGCATAGGTTTCTCCAATTTGTTTATAGGAGGGATCAATATTTACCTGCCAATGTTTATTTTTTAAAATATTAGGGTAAATTTTTACTTTCTGTGGTCTTGTTGTGTTTGACATATTGTTTGTTTTTTTGTGTGTTTATGTTTAGTGTGAAGAATGGAGTTGAACCATTTCGAGTTAGATTCCTGTAATCTACTTCACTATAAAAAGGGGTGATTAATGGGTTCACCCCTTGAAACCCTAAAGGAATTTATTTTCCTCTCAACGCTGCAGGGATTAATTCCCCACACTTAGTAACATCTTTTACAAGGATACCAGCATCTTCCATTCTGTGTACAGTCCAGAAGTCACCAGCATGAGACATTAATGCTCCTTGACTATTTCCATAAGGGTTAGATAAACCACCTGTGTAACCATAAGCAACATCTCTTGAAGATTTCAAATAAGCAATGTTTTTACCAAAGCCATCACCTAAACCATAGTTTATAAATGTAAATCTTGAAGATTCTGCTGGATAACCATTCTCATCTAGGATAGTGTTGAAAGTTACGTCATCATAAGCTTTCATGTGCATAACTGTCAATGAACCACCAAATTTCAATTTGTATTGAGTGTATGGAGTTTCAGTATAAGACAATCCTGTTGGACCACCTGGTACCAATGAAGCACCATCAGTTTTGATGAAATAATCTTTCATATCTTTGAAGAAACCTTGAGTTATTTGATTGATAGCCTCATCAAACAATCTTAGTCCTATTTCACCTGTCCACATTACAACATTACGTTGGTCATAAGCTACTCTACCAAAGAATATATCTTGCAAAAAGTCTTTAACTAGACCTATTGTGAAAGTGTTATAAAATTCTCTATAACCATCTTCTAGTATTTCTTGAAGACCTGGACCTTGATTAACATAGTAACCTGTAGACTCATCAACTACTGTAGAACTACTTCTTTGATACATCAAGTGAAGTTCTTTTTCCATTTCAAATTCTTTGTTGAATTT